AAGATTTTTCAAAATAAGTTTATAATATATTTTATATTATAAATGAATCAAAGTCCTTTTGTTAGACTTGGAAATAAATTAAAAATAGTAAAAACTTTAGAAATGTATATGCCAGAAGATTTTACAATATTTGTTGAACCTTTTGTTGGAAGTGGAAATGTTTTTTTAAACATATCTTTGGAAGAGAAAAGAGTGGTTATAAACGACTTAGATAAGCAATTAATTGATGCTTACAAATATGTAAAGAAAGTAAATAAGAAAAACTTCTTATATATGGATAAAAATTTGTATAAAGATGTTGATGAGTATCTTGATGTTTTAAATGAAATCAATGATAGTTTATTAAGTAAGAAATTAACATTGAAAGAAAGTTTTATAAAAGAAATGTTGAATGCTTTAACATTTGGAGGAAAAGGAAAGGGAAAATTATACAGCAAAAAAATCAACTTGATGAATAGATTTGATAAGCGAATACCAACACTAAAAGGAACTTTGGAAGATGTAATAATTGAAAACAAAGATTATATTGAAATAATAAAAAAGTATGATAGTAAAAAAGTTTTTTTCTTTTTAGACCCTCCTTATCAAAATAGCAAGCTATTATATAAACACGGTGAGTTTGATTTAGTAGAGTTTTCTAAAATTGTTAAACAAATAAAAGGGAAAGTTATGATAACTTTAAACGATAGTATGAAAGTTAGAGAATTGTTTAAAGATTATAGAATAGTTAAGGTTAAAGTTCAAGGACAAAAAGGGGGAGATACTGGATTAGGAGGAGGCTATAGAGATGAACTTATAATATTAAATTATTAAATTATAAATTTAAGATTGTTGAGGATTATCACCAGAAATATCTAAACCAGCTTCTAACTCACTTTCTTGAAGACTTAGCTCAGATTTTGTATCTCTTTTTACTTTTATTAAACCAAAACATAAACTAATATCAGAACATTTACTGTTTAAAATAGCATATCTTACAAGAGTAGCTATTACTCCAATTATTAAAATTATATCAACTGTTGGTATCATTTTATACTATAACAATATTTTATTTATTTAGTAATACTTCCTTTAGAAACATCAAGTGTAAATTCATCAAGATAAATAGTAAAAACAAGAAGGTCCATAGCTACATCACTATTATTTGTAAAGCTTAGATAAATAGAACGAGGTACTACTCTATCCGCAGGTGCACTACGAGTGAGATTAACCCAGATAAATCTGTTATTTTCCCACCAAGCACGAGAGACAAGCCCAGTTCCTAAACCGAAATCACCAGCTACTGGACTCTCATTATTATTAATTTGAGTTAAGAAATGTTCAAAACTATACTGATAAGCTTGTTGATAGACTTGAACACCACCAAGTTGGACACTTAAGTTTGATACTTGTAGAGGCGAAAAAGTAGCAGGACTTGTATCATAAGGACTTCCATATTGAGTATGATTATTTTGAGCTGTTGTAGCAATAAGCGGTACAATCAATAAAGCATAAGCATTAGTAATTCCAGACTGAATAATTTGACTAAAATTTCCACCAGCAGTAATAGCAGAATATTGATTACAAATATAATTTTTATATACTACAGATTTAGCAGAAGAACTTTCAATATATTTTAGTTCTTTAGCAGGGTCTAATTGAATAGAAGAGTAATAAATACGGCACGACGGCATAGCATGAGATGCGTTAGAAAGAGCTAAATTGACACCTGCAAGAGCAGTCGTTGCAGGGCGTTGAATAAAACAACCAGCAACGATATTAGTCGTTGTAGCGGGGATGCCTCCATTAGCAACTAAATCAGCAAGGTAGTTGATTGTAAAAGGGCATGTAGCTCCAAATGTTGAATTACTAGGAGAAAAAGTTGCATAACCGGTTGTTGTTGCATTGGGGTCAGACACACCAATACTACAAGCACCAGTATTTACATATAGACGAAGTTGACAGTTAAGCTTCTTAACAAGTCCAATTTTATCCATAGAATCAAATAAATCCCTAAGCCTAATAATTGCTACATCATTCCAAATCATATAGCTACCCGCCTCTGTAAATGTTGGACGAAAATCTTGAACCATTTTAGAAGCAGAAACTAAACCTGTAAGATTTTGAGTATGACCGGCAGTTATATCATAACTTCTTGCGATACGCTTACAGCCTGACGTGTTCATCACTTTTCCACCTTGAGCAACAGTTAGAGCCGTCTGCACACTTCCGACAGTACCGAGTGAAGAAGCAGGTCCTAACATGCAGTTATTTGTCAGACCATCACCGCTTTTTGAAGCAGCCCCTACAGTATTCCATACTTGAGAATAAGGACTATCAAGTTCATCACTCATTCCTAAAGCAGTTCCAGAAGTTAGTAAATCAGTATAAGACATTTCAGAAAGCATTTTTACGTGAGTATTGATATTGAGAAAAGGTTGAGAGTCAGATACTGTTTTTCCATCAATGACTAAATCAGCAGAGTGAATTAGATGATGATAACCATTTTTAAGAGATAGAAGACTATAAGAAGCACAGGTTGAAGGAGCAACAAGAGCAGCACCAGTACTAAAAGCAGCCACCATTTGAATAGGGATTGTTAGAAACATATCTTGCGTTGAAGTCCAACGAGAAGAATTATAAATTTGAGATAAATCAAATTGAACCAAAGTTAAACCAGAGTTGCTATAAACTCCAGAGTTAATATCAGCGACATATTGATTACATTGTTTATCAACAAAAGGAGTAAAAGCATTTCTACTTTGAGCTTCCATTGAAGACGTGTATTGATAATTATCAGTATTCATTTTGTTTTTTATTATCTACAACATAAAAAAAAAAAAAAAAAAATTATTTATGAATACTCTTTTCAAATCTTTTTAAAAAACTTTTTTCTTGATATAAAATAAAATAAACAAATATGGACGAAATAAGACTGCGTTTAAAATTACAAAACTTTCAACAAGAAAAACAGGGCGACAAAAGAAAAGAAAATCTTGAGTTTAAAGCACCTATAAATCAAGACGAAATTGATGAATATAAAGCCGATTTTGAAGAGAATGAGGGAGTAGATGATTTATCAGAACCAGATTTAGAAGAAACAAAAGAAGAAGCTGAATTATCAGAGGCAGAAATAGAACAAAAAAAGAATGAAATAGATAACTTAATAAAAGAGAGAGATTACATACCAGAAAGAATACAAAAATATAAAGACCAAGCAGAAGCAGACATAGAAAGTATAACAAATTCAAATATTGATGATTTTGTTAAAGAAAAAAGAATAAAAAAAGTACAACAAAATTTAAACCAGTCTATAACCAGAATAGAAAAAGTATTAATAAAAACAAATAACCTTATAAATCTTAAAGTAAAAGAAATACAAGAAAATGAAGATGTAAAACAATCTAATTTTAATCAACGAAATTTAGTTAAAAGCAGAAACAAAAAAATTCTTGAATCATACAAAGAAGAACTTGATAGAAGAAACGCGGGGCGAATTAAATATTTAGACCAAAATCCCGAAGAAGAAGATGAAGACTATATTCAAAGAATAAAAGATACAGTTCAAAACTTAGGTAAAAGTTCAGCAATCAAAGACGAAGTAGCTCTAAAAAATGTTGTAAAACTAAAAGAAAAATTTTCAACTATTATTAGAAATAAATCTCTAATTGAAAATATTGTTAAATCATTAGATGAAGACGAGCAAAGCGACCTTCTAAAATCTTGGAAAAAATTCATTAAAGTTTATAATGAAACTTATGACTTGGATTCTAAAGTAAATTTACAAGACGTATTAGAAGTTATTAAAACTTATGAAAATCCTGTAAAAGTTGAACTTCAAGCAGATATGGATACTTTAGAAAAGAAAGGTTTAGTATTTTTAGGTAAGGATTTAGATGTAGATAATAATGCTATTATTGTTCAAACAAAAGACGATGAAACTTATTATCTTAAATTAGGAAACAATGGTACTATACTTTTTTCTTCATCAGGAGAAAAAGGTTCATTTGAAAGTTTTTCTTTTCAAAGATTCAAAGGTAAAAATTTCATTGAAGATATTTTAGGCATTTATATTTCTAAACAAGAATTAACAAAAATTTTACAAAAAGAAATTAAGAAAGTTAAAGTTAAAGAACTTTCTACAGAAAACGGCAATAAAGTTTATGGATGGGGGTTAAAACGACTTGATGATATTCCAGACCAGTTTGTATTAGGTAAAATTATTATCAAACTAAATAAATTATTTACTAAAAATTTACTTGTTGTTATACGAAATAGTGATGTTTACTCTAAAATATCAGGCTTGAAAAACATTGAAGTCTCAGATAATTTTGTTAAATTAATCCTCGCTATTTACAGAGGTGAGGATATCAATCTATACTTTTCTAAACTAAAACAACCAGAAAAAGACCTTTATATTCAGTTGCTACACGTAGCTGGCATTCATAATTCAACTTATGGTAGTGGTATTGAAAAAGAAGATAAACAACAACTTATTGAAGCTTTGAAAGAACGTCTAAGCCTTGTTGAAGGTGAAATAGAAGCAGGTAATAATTCTAATAAATTAAAATCAGAACTAAAAAATATTTTAGATAAATTGGTTTCTTTACGTGCATTGAAATATTCTTCTGCAAGAAAACATTATGAGAGAATTTTACAAGATTTTTTTGAATAATAATTTTACGGGAAATAAATAAATAATTTTTATTATCTTGTTGATAATAAAAAACAAAATGTATCACGCTGTTAAAATAGAACAACTTTCTGAAAATCAGATAAGTAAATTACTACGAGGACAACCCGTTAGAGTTAAACACGCTGTAAACGGCGAACACACTCTAAAACTATCTGAAGAACAAGCTAAAAAAGTAGCACGAGCCTATAAAAAGGGTAGTGGTTGTAATATTCAATTAGACCCCTATCAGATTGATAATTTACAAGAACTGAAAGGCACAGGACTTAAATCTACTTTAAAGAAGTTTGCTAAAAAAGCATTTAGAGAAGGTAAGAAATACGTTGTAAAAGAAGGTAAGAAATTAGGAAGAAAAGGATTGCGAGAAGCTGAAAAATATCTTTTAGATGATGTTCTTGGACAAGTAGATAGAAAAGCCAGAATTAAAAAGCAAGAATTAGAACGACAATATCTAAGAGATGATGATAGAGAATATTATGACGCCCCATTTCAAGATTATGATAATGTCAATGGAGAAGGTATTGGTAGATTTCTAAAAAAGACGAGAAAAGCCCTAAGACCAGTTGGACGTGTAGCTGGTAGATTTGTTAAACGAGCCGTCAATGATGTTGTTATTCCAGTAGCCAAGGCTGGTTTAATGGCGAGTGTTATGGGTGCAGGAAGTAAAAGAGGACGCCCTCCTAAACGTGGCGGAGCTTTAAGACCTGCAGGTGGAGCATTGGTTCCAGCTGGATATTAAACTTTAGTTTTTTTAAATTTTTAGTAATTTAAAAAATATATACGAAGTCAATCTTACGAAGTCAATCTTACGAAGTCAATCTTACGAAGTCAATCTTACGAAGTCAATCTTACGAAGTCTCTCTTATGAATCATTTGTTAATAAAAGTGTAATCAAACAATTACTATCTAGCAATTTTATTTCGCCGCCGTTCTGGTCGCATATACTAACATCAATACTTGAATAAGTTCCAGACTGACAGTTAATAAACTTAGCAAAACTTGGTGTATATGTAATATTAGAACCAAAACTATTATTTATTGTTATAGAATCAAGCACATCAGAAGGATAACTTAATTTATTATTTACTAAATTACAACGAACTAATAGCGATTGAACTGTTGAACCGACTGGCGTTTTTGTAGAAAGAAACGATTTAGAAACATATGAAAGAACATCGGGATATACACCAAGTTCAAAGCCTATAAGAGTTCCAAAACCCGCATTATTAATTTCTAACTGAGCTGTATAACTATTAGGCTGAAAACCATATGAATATCCTGCATTTATACTGGCTGGAGGGAGAGTATAGCCTAAAGTTGCAGCTAAAGCTGCATTAGGGACAAGGCTACAAATTAATTGAACTGAATAATACGTTGTTGATAGAACAAATTCATAGAAGAAAACTTTAACAGTTCCTTTTAACATATATAAACCCCTTACAGTTAGTTCTTGTTGTAGAAATAAATTAAGGTCTTCTATAGTATAAAAACCATCTGGAATAGTAATAGTATACCAGTAAATAATATTTGCTATAGAAATATGAGATATTTTAAATTGATTATTACCATAAAATGCGGATATATTAAACCAACTGTATGGAACAGTCAGAGATGTTAAGCATACTTTTGTTTTTTCTTGAATAGTTAAACCGCCGTTTATTCTTAATTTATATGTATTTTTATTAGAATTAGATACATTAGAACTATTTAAAACTAAATTTGTTGAACTCATTTTATTATAAGTAAATATATTTTTTCTTTATTATAATTAAATGACTAATAGACAAGAAATTTTTGATGGATTACATTACAATAAAAAGTTTTTAGATACAAGTAATGATGTTTATAGTGATAATGTAGTTGAAAGTAAAGAAAAATGTTTTTTAACAAATACAGCACAAGATTTTGAAGGAGTAAAAACGTTTAAATCTCAACCAGTTTTAGAAGGTGTAGGATTAAAATTAGATAATTTAACTATATCTAATACTGGAAATATGGCTTGGTCTAATAATGGACTTGATAAAGTTTTAACGGCAACAAATACAAGCGGAAATACAAGCAATATCTCTTTTCTAAACAATGGAAATTTAGATATTAATGTTGAATCAGGAAAAACTACTTCTTTAAAAGTAGGAGGCGGAACAAGAGTTCAATGTTCTTCAGCTACTTTTAAATTATTTAGTTGTAATCTTGATATCCCCCTAGGAACAGGTACAAGCACAGGCGGAATACGAATAAACGGCTCTATTTCTACTCCTACTTTTTTACATACTATTTCAGGAACAGACACTTTTAATATAAACGCTCCTTTAACCCAAATTACTGGCGGTTTAAATTATACGGGCTTTGTTAGTATAACAGGAACAAGTAATTTAACCAACACTGCTCTTATATATATAGCAGATACAAGTGCTGGTGCTTGTACTTTAAGGCTTACAACAGCTTCAGCTCAAACAGGAAGAATTTTTACTGTTATTAGAAAAGATACAGCTTCAGTCAATTCTTTAACAATCAACGTATCTACAAACTCCCAAACTATTAATGGAGCAGGAACAAATTTATCTACAACAACCCCTTATTTTTGTTATAGAATATTCTGTGATGGAAGTGGTTATTATGTTATATAAAAAATAAAAATATATTTACTATTATAAAAAAAAGATGACTCTTACTAACTTTTATAATATTATTGGAAGCGGAAACAAAAAGAAACGTGATAAAACCTTTAAAAATCATCTAATAGAACCTAACTCTATGATACTTTGTATAGGAGGGACCGGCTCAGGTAAATCAAACGCTTTAGTAAATTTTTTGAAACTAAAGAATGAATCCTTTTATGAAATAATTATTTTTACTGGAAGTACAGAGGATGAACCCCTATATAATTTTTTACGACAAAAAATGCCAGATATTAAATTTTATACAAATATAGAAGAATTACCAGAACTAACAGAATATGATAATGAAAACAAAAATTTAGAAAAATTAATAGTCTTTGATGACTTTATCAATTTGAAGAAAAATGAAATGAAAAAAATTAATGAATATTTAACAAGCGGAAGAAAATTTGGTTTTACTTGCTTTTTAATGGCTCAATCATATACATCAGTTCCTAAAATCATAACAAGAAATGTTCAATATTTTATAGTATTTAAACTAAATGATAATACAAGTATAAATAATATTTTTAGAAATCACAATATAGAAGGCTTTGATAAGGAGGAGTTTAAAGAACTTTACTTATATGCTACAGATGAAAAATTACATTTTTTTATTATAGACTTGAAAAATAAGGAATATATGCTTAGAAAAAACTTTACAGAAATATTAATATAATATATTATAAAGGTCTCTCTCATTATCTATTCTATTATTTACAAATTTATTTAAAAATGTAATATAAGTGTTTTTGTTTTTTACTTTCTCGTGTATGAACGCTATACAATAATAGCCACAAGAACTTTCAGATATATCTTGTATTTGAATATTTGAATAATACCAACCAGAAGATGATTTATTTAATAATTTTTCTATCTCTTTAGGAGGAGTAAAACCAAAAGGGTCAAAATATAATGATAACTTAGGACTAAAGTAAAATACAGTCCAATGAGTTCCATTTCTTTTTGTAGAAGAAGAATCTAAATTTACAATATAAAACCCGGTTGAAGAAAGTTTTATTTTATCTTTATAATTAATATCAATTAACTGGTTCTCAAGTTTATAATGACTTAGAATATTTTTAATATCAGAAGATGATAATGAATTCATTTTTATTATAAGTAAATATATAATAAAATGTTTTAAAATTTAAGAGGTTTTATTTTTTTAGTAATAACTTTAACGGATTTTTCATCTTCACTATCACTATCATTATGTTTATATGCTCCACGCCCTTTAATAAGCGTTGGTTTAACTGGATTTCTAACAACTGTAGATTTCATAATAGCTCTGTCTCCACTTTTACTTCCAAGTTTCGTAAATTTCAACTTAGGGATTAGATGTAATTTCATTTTTATTATATAACAAGATTTTTATTAAAAGATTTTTTTAATTCGTATTTAATTTTTTCTTCATTTATTATTCTATTAATTTCTGCTTTATTATTTTTATACCATGAATCAAATCCAACTAAGTTTATATTTTTATTATTAGCATAATAGGACCATAAACAACAGATAACATCATCGCTTTTATTTTTATTACAATAATTACAACAATCCATTTTTATTTATAACAAGAAAATATTTTTTAAAAAATAAAATTGATATTTTAAAATTGATATTTAAAAAATAAAAAATCTTTATATAAATAAAAGAAATGAATAATCAAGAAATGAATAATCAAGAAATGAATAATGAAGAAATGAATAAACAAATTTCTAAAACCTGTAAGAAGTGTTTAGTTGAATATACTAATGAGGAAGTTAATAAATTTCACGGACGCGTTTGCCGGCTTTGTAAAAATAAAGCACTATATATTTTAAATAAGAAGAAGAGAGATGATGATGTTTATAAAGAATTTATGAGAGACTATCAACGCGTTTATCACAGACAGAGATATCTTACTATAAGAACTTCTACTAAAGATTTTAAACCGCATTCAGACAGAAAATTACCAGACCAAGAACTACAAACTATTAAAGTAAAAAATTATCGTCAGTCGTCGGAAGTATGTTAACCCTTTTTTAAAATTGTTATATTCAACAAAAATATAATAATTTATAAATCTAATTTAATTTTATTTTTTCGTTGTCGTTTTTCTTGTAAAATATTATTTTGGTCTATATTTAAATCTTTTAATTGTCTTTCTATTTTGTTTTCTTTCACTATATTTTTTATAATGCTTCTATCTTGAACAACGCCCATTGAATTTTTTACTAATTGAACATCTTCAACTTTATATAATGTATCTTTACCTATTACTTTTACAGAATTACCTAAATTACTTACTTCTTTTACAATATATTGAGTTGAAGAATACTTTGGTTCTCCTTTATCAAAAATTTTCTTTTTTATTGGAAGCCTTACTAAACTACCCTCTATAATATTATTATTCTTATGACGTGCTTTTAATATTGCTTGAGTCTTTAACATCTCTAAATTTATAATTTTTTCTTCATCTTGAGGTTTAACTGAGTTAGGTGTTTGTCCTATAGAACTATGAACCGTATTGTTATAATTATTTACAATATCATCAATTACATCATACCATATAGGCTTATCTATTATAGTAAAATATCTATTCAGTCGTTCTTTTATTGTTCTATTAAATCTCTCTACTTTCCCCATTTTATGTTTATCTCCAGCTTGAACTTGTATATATTTTATATCGTTTTGCTCCATAAGTTTTTTAACAGCTTTATTAATAAATTCAGAACCATTATCTGTAGTTATTGTTTTTGGTTTAGCGTCTATAATAAACTGCTTAATAGCTTCATATGTTTCTTTTTTATTTTTTAATTTATAAACAAATCCTAAGCGTGTATTGATATTTATACAAGTAAGCATTATTTCATAACCCCTATTTATTTTTTTGAATTTAGGAATGAAAGTTAAATCTATTTGATAACTGTCAGGAGTATTAGAAAATATCGGAAGATAATTTATTTTTTTCGTTTTTTCTCGGTGTATCTGATTCACATTCTGACTATTTAGCCATTTTTTTACTTGACTAAATTTAATATTAGGGTCTATTATTTTAGCTTTTTCATATAGCGGAGTAGCTCCTATAAAGCCTTCTTTAGGATTATAATATATTTTTTCTAATATAGTCTCCATTTTTATTATATGTAAATATATAATAAATTTATTCACGTCTCGTTTGTTATTTTATATTCTTTTAGGTTCGGTTGTAATTCTGGTTAAAATTCTGGTTGTAATATTTCTTTTAGTATAATTAAATTGAAATGTTTTGGATTCATCTAAATTCTTTAAAGTTTTTGTTTTAGCGTCTAATCTTATCCTTGAGGGGTAGTCTATAGTTTCAGCTTGTTCTGGGTTATACACCATTTCTTTCATTTTTTCAAAATTAATTTTATTGCTTACTATTTTGTTTAAAGAAAAGCCCTTAGCTTTCACCTCCGTTTTTCCATCTTTTGTTTTATAAGCATATGTTTTTGGAGCCAAGCTAATAATTTCATCTATATAGCTACCTTCTAATTCATCAGTAAGCCCTCCTAAACAGCTATCTGTTTTAATAGGATTTTTTCCAGTAGAATGATAATATATTAGACTATCAGTATCGCAGTAAATAACATTATTTAAGCCTACTTTTAGCATAGCATTATATAACCATATTCTCGCCCAGCCGGTTGTTATGCTTGCTATAGCTACATTAGTGTTATTACTTTCAATAGGGTCGTCCTCTGATATTTTATATTTTATTTCAACAGTGTCTTCATTTAAAAATAATATATTAGAAATTTCATATTTATTATTAAAAATATAACTATAAAACAAGGCTGGATTATTTTTTATGATTAGTGTTTTTGTCATATTGGTTCGCTGTCCAAATTTTCCCCATAAACTATTTAAACATATTTTAGCTATAAAACGGAGTCCTTCATTATAGCACATTTTAGATTTATCTAATTTAATAGAAAAACGGGCGGATAAATTTTCTTCATATATTTCATTTATTTTAGATTTATCTTTTACACTATTTTCCATTTTTATTTTAGAAAAAAATCTAACATAATCACCAAATAAGTCGGTTCCTTTTTTATCATAATGATATACTTGATAAATTTCCTCTACAATATAGCCCATACTTATAGCAAGCTTTAGTTCCTCACTAAACCACTGTCCTATCATAGGCTTTAAATGAAACATTAATTTCCCATCTGAAGTCTGAGGTAGAACAGGTATTCTAAGATTTTCAGGGGGTCTAACTTTACAATAAATAAAACCAAAGTAGGCTTCAATATTTTCAAAATTTTCTTTAATATACCTTCCAACGCCTATAGGATAATCGGCTAAAGCTTGAATAGAGGGGTATAGGCTTGTAAAATCAGCATAAGCTATTTTTTCTTTTTTAGTAGATTTAGCATATACATCAAAAACTTCGGTCCTTCCACCAAAAAAAGTTTTTCGTAATTCAATATTAGGATTCCTCAGGAGCTCAGCATTTTCGTGTAAAAACTCTATAATATTTTTTCTCTCAATTTTCCAGTCGTGTTCCCACATAGTTCTAACCGTAAAACCTTTTGCTTCTAAAAAAGTTTTTTTCTTCATTGTTTCGCTTAATAGCATTCTCATAGTTTTACTATTATGTTTATTAATTCTATTAGGGTCATAACATTTTTTACAGCCGTGATAATAACAGCCATTAAACTCATATACAGTATTTGTTTTTTCATCATATCCATCTACAAAATATTTATCAATTTTTTTCTGTCTATCTAAGGGTCTATTTAAAATATTTTTCTCCATATGTAATAAATATTCCATTTCAACCACGCTTGTATTCTGATTTATTTCTTTTATAATATTTATAGATTTTTCAGGCATAAAATAGGTTCTATATATGGCTTGCACATAACTTGCTAAAGTTATATAATCTGCAGGGTTTAATTTATTTTTTTCACCTTCACTTATTTCTAAGTTTGTAAAAAGAGTAGTAAAAGCATTCCAACTTTCTCTTAAAACTTGTACATCACTATCACAATAAGATAAAAATTCTTCATCAAAGTTAAAAATTTTATTTTTTTCGTTTTCATACCATATATCAAAAGGTTCAGCATCTTTTTCTTTCATAGTATTATAGCCGTAATATTTTTTATCAGGAATAGGACCAATATATTTATAGTTTTCAGGCTTGTTAAAAAAAAGTGGAAAATATCCCTTCTTGATTTCTATAAGTCCAAAAGTTTCAGGTAGGTCTCTTAGAGGACACATAAAAAAACTAATACTATCTATAAATCGTATGTTAGGTTTAACAGTTTTTAAATACATTGTTTTATTCCCTTGGTCTATACTTGAAAAATCTATTTGTATTTTATTATTGTATAAATATTTTTTGATATGATGAATATCGTATCCTTTAGAGTAATGAGCTATACAGGTATAGCCTTTATGGTCATTAGAAAATAACCAATCACAAAAATTATCGTTAGTTCTAAAGACGTGCTTTGTAATACCTTCATCGTTCTGTTTATGAGCTACAATTAGATTAGGTATATGTTCATTATTATCATCTACATATGCTTCATAATCATAAAAAATAATAGGCATATTTTTAACGTCTTCAGGCTTAGAAAGTTTAGATATAAAACAATTATGTTCTTTAGGTTCAAAAGTTTTACAATTATTACAATAAGAAGAGCCGCATATATGTTTTTCTTTTTTATTTTTCTTGACTACAAACGTATCGCATAATTTACATACAAAAACAGTTTTACAAACGGTTTTAATATGGTTGTTATAACAATCTGTATTTTCAAAAGTTCTATTACATTTATCACAAAAAGTTTCTTCTATGATATGGTGATGAGATTTATGACACAAGTGGCATATAGATAAATTATTTTTTACTTCACATTTATGATTTAGAGATACTACTTTTTTACATCCATTACAGAACTGTTTTCGGTCTAAGTTTTCAATAGAAAAAAAGGAGTTGATATTCAAAATAGTATTATAATGACTATTAATTAAGTGTAAATAAACTTGGTTTTCTTTTTGTTCTTCAGTGCTTACAGGGTAAATACAGGCATTGTTTTTATTGTAATCTATTATATTAATAGTTATATTAAAGGCTTCTTCAAACTTTTTATAATCTGTTAGATCAATGGCTTTAGGTTCAACACCCGCTTGTTCAAACATTTTTAAAATAGGTTTTTTATAACGCAGTCTTATAGCACTTTTATATGTTTCAAGGTTTATTTTTCCTTGTTCATAGTCTAAGTGTTTTATAGCTACATACAAGGCGTAAGCAAAACAATATTCGTCATCATTTTTTATTTGTTTATAACCTTTTTTATTATAATAGTCTTCTAATTTTGTAGCAATATGATTATCACCACCACTTCCCACAGGCACTTTAATAAAAATGAAGCCCGTTTTTAATCCATCTATTTCTATAGAGTCGGCGGACTGTAAAACACTCATTATTTTATTAGAAATTAATTCACCGTTCATTTTACTTACAGCCATAAAGCTTGTATCAATATTTCCTCTTATAGAGAAAGATTCTATAAAAAATTTAATCATATCGTTGTCGCTTAAATTGTTGTTTTGTTTTGTAAGTTGTAGTAATTTATCAAACAGTAGATTTATAACTTTCTGAGATGTTCCTTTTTTCAAAATAAGTTTTTGTTCTTGTTTCAGTTGTATAGTATAGCTTATTTCATTCACATTATATTTTTCATTTAATTTTCCTTGCTTTGTTTCCAAGTTAAGAAACAATTTATCAATAAATTCTTCAGTTGTAAGTTCATTGAGTACTAAGTTTATATCCTTATCCTTGTCAGTAGATTCTGCTTCTTCTATTTTTTGATATTGTTTTTTCTTTTTTCGTTTCTCATACCTTAGTCTATTCCTCTCTTTTTTAGAAAGTTTAACTTTTTCTTCCTTAACTTCTTTCTTGACTTCTTGCTTGACTGCTTCTTGCTTGACTTCTTTCTTGACTGCTTCTTCTTTTATCAACGGTTTTTTAATATTTTGTTGAATTTGTCCAACAATTAATTCACCAAGTTGAAGTTTATTGAACATCTGAAGCTTACCTCTATATCCAAGTTTTCTCAATTGTTCTTTCATTTCGGTTTTCGTTCGGTCAGTCCCTGCTAAAACCGCCCTTTCAAAATTTTGGTCATACAAAACAACTTGACGGTTGATAAAATCTTTAAACATTTCTTTTTTGTTAGAAGCATCTTTCATAAAGTAAGGAAGTAAATCCTTATGTTTTCTTACATAATTTCTTGTCGCTTCATCTTCTTGAATCTGTTGGAGTTGCTTCTTCGTAGCGTACTTAGAAAACTCTGGAGTAATGACTTTATCATTCTGGAGTTTTTGTAAAATGTTGTTCTTGAGCATTTCTTTTTTTATATTCAGCAACATTTTTTTTATTTTCAATTTTTTATTTTAAATATCAAATCTTTAAATGGCATTTATCAAAAATAGCACTCACAGAATAGCCATGTTCTGTTTGTAGTCATGGCTTGATGTTTTACAACAAGTAGATGAGAAAAACAATAAAAAAAAAAGAAACTGTATGAAAAAACTAATATCAAAAAAGAAACTTTATGAAAAAAAAACAATATGAAAAAAAGAAACTTTATAAAAAACCAATATGTATGAAAAAATCAATATAAAAAAAAAGCAACTATTGAAAAAAATCAATATAAA